AGTTATAACCCTTCTCAGCAATATCATCAACCATAATATCTTTCTTGGTGTTGTTAATAGAATTTAAGTATTCAAAAGGATTCATTTTTTATCCTCTCTGTGCATATCGAAGAAAGGTATATACTACAATACCAACCACAATAACACTGTCAAGATTATTCGTAACAAGAGCAGTAATCGAACCAAGCATGAAAGTTAGAAGAAGAGAGGTCATATCTCTTTTATGATCTAAATCTGATACTTCTTGGTGAGGGTCATGCCTAAGCCATTTTGCTATTGCCATTGTTCTACACCGCCAACATAGTTATCATAATCAAGTTGCTCTTCTAGATTCTCTTGAGTAAAATCTGCGGTGTCAACTTTGTTGAGATGAGTTTTATTCCAATAAAGCTGAGGTACAGTTTTATGCCCAGCAATTTTCATGAAAGTTTTTGCTTCAGGTCGAAGGTTAAGATTTACAACATCATACTCATAACCCCAAGAATCAAGCTTGTGTTTCATAATTTCACAGTATACACAATCTGTTTGAGTATACATTGTTAGTCTAATTGAACTGGACATTTGCCATAACCTCTGTAAGACATGCGACTACATTGAGTTCGTGATCAGCCACAAACGCATTCTTGTATTGATAATCTGCAAGAATGATAACTAATTGCGGTATAGATTGCGGACTGATAGCATCACCCATACGATCATATATAGCTCTGAAGATTGCAGATGCATCTGTATCTATATTATTTACAACCCATGAACGCATCTTTTTGAAGTCTTTTGTTTTCAAATGAGAAAAAAGATCATCATAGTTTTTATCTGATACATTATGCAGAATAGAAGCATCAATTCTTACACCGCCAGCAGAGTGTCGCTGTAACTCACCGAGTACCCTACGCCAGTCTGGAGCATATTTCATAATGAGATCAGCTAGTGCTGGTGCATCAAATAACACTTCTTCTTTGTGTAAGATTTCACCAACACGGGTCATGAAGTCGCCACATAGTGCAACCATATCTTTCTTAGATGTATTGAATTCATATACACCACAACGAGAGTGGAGTGGTTCGATGATTCTGTTTTTGAAATTACAAGTAAGAATAAATCTACAGTTATTAGAAAACTCTTCTATGAAACCACGAAGAGCAGGTTGCGTAGATTGTGGATTAAGATAGTCTGCTTCATCAAGAATAACTACCTTGTAACCACCTTGTAGTGATACGGTAGAAGCAAATTGTTTAATCTTAGTTCGAAGAGTGTCGATATTACCTTCTTCAGAACCATTGATAATAATGTAGTCAAGGTCAAGAGATTTACATAAAGCTTTGGCTACTGTAGTTTTTCCAAGTCCAGCAGTACCGGAGAAAAGCATGTTTTGCAATTCTCCAGTATCTACCATCTTCTGGAAGGTATTCTTCAGAGACTTTGGGAGTATAGTCTCTGAAATAGTTTGTGGTCGGTATTTCTCAACCCATAAAAAGTCGTTTGACATTCACATAGTCCTTCATTACAAAAATATATTATATCACTTATAGGAAACAATGTAAAGACTTTTTATTCTTCCATCGCTCTTTCTTGTTGAATACTTTCAACAGCTTGGATAACTTGTACAGCATCATCACGCAATTTACCAATAGTCGAAAGTTCTTCACCTTTAATTGCTCCGCGTTGTGTCATTGCATCAACGACAGCCACACAAGAACGAGCAACCGAGTTACTCACTGTCATTAGGTGATCATACTGATCAGGTTCTTTAGTATCTTTACTCATTTATTTAAGCTCCGTAAGAAGATGTTTTTTCAAGTGCAATCCAATATTTCAAGTTTAGTTCTTTATTACTAAAGCAACTAATCAACTTAGATGAAATTTCTACATCATAGTCACCTGAAATAATTTTCAAGTTTGTTATATTTAGAATGAAGTTAAAGTTGGTGTTAGCATCAAACTCGCCGCTAATATCAATAGCATACGAATTTGAAGTAGAGTTTTGGCTATCGACAACAGAAAGTGTCAATGTGCCATTATTGTTTGAAACCAATACTTCATCATGACCAAGGGTAGATGCCGCACGGCGAATTTTGCTAAGGGTTTCATTGTCCAAGACAAACTTAACTTCGCCAGCTGGCATGTTAATATCTTTACTTGGTGTTGTTAAAGTTTCTTCGGGAGAGAAGAAGTACTTAATTTTAGAACGACCAGTCGAATCACCAATGGTAACAAAGCTTTCGTTAAAATCTAAGTTAGGCGCGTCTACAAGAGACAATGAACCAATAAATTCATTGAGGTCATAGATGCCAAAGTCTTGCGGAAAGTCTGCATCGACAACAGCCGTTGCTAAGACATTTCGCGCTTCGGTAATAGTACGAATAGTATTACCCTGTTTGATCAACATATTCTGATTGATACCAGAAAAGTTTTTCATAATAGAGAGTGTATTTTCAGAGAGTTCCATAATCTACCTTCCAGTTGAGATTTTCAATTATTAATATTATACACCAGTTTGATGGAATAGTCAAGCTGTTTTCATCACAGAAAAGTTCTTTTCTTTGACAAATTCGATTTTATTATTAAACTTACCGTCTAATATCTCACCCTTATGAGAGATGACAAATACATTGGTGTCATCACCTAGACTGTATAGAATTTTCATAAGGTTATCCACACCGTCATGATCAAGAGAAGAATCAAAGGTTTCATCTAAGACCAAAAGATTTGTTGCTACTGAATTCTTCATCTTAGCAATCTGGCGCCAAGTAAATAGCAGAGACAAGTCGATACGTTGTTTCTCGCCTTCGCTGAATGAATCGTAAGTAAATTCATCACGATGGCGTGAGCGAATAGTTTCTTGGAAAGATTCGTCCAAGTTAAAATGTACAAAGAAGTCTAATGTTTGTAGATACTGATTTACAAGGTTGTTCATTACAGGAAGATACTGTTTGATAATTTTAGTTTTAATACCAGTATCTTTCAGCATTTCATGAATAACTAAGTTGTAGCTAAACTGTTCTGACAGAGTTAGCTTATGCTCCATCATGTTATCTTTTTCTTTATTATAGTCAGATAGGTCTTCTTTAGCTTTATTCAAATCAACAGAGACTTCTTTATCTAAGAACTTTTGAGATTCTCCAATATCTTTTTGGAGTTTTGAAATCTCTTGCGAGTTGGAAGTGAGTTTATGTACCCGATCTCGAAGCGTTGAAAGTACGCCAGTCTGCTCTTTAATCTCCGACTCCACTCCTTGGCCTTCAACTCCAATTTGCTTGAGCGTTGCCTTCCCGCTATCCTGAGATTCTTTTTCTGTCCGTAAAATCTCATGTTTATGGCCGTCTGAAATGGCTTGGTCGCATACGGGACACGCCTCATTCTCTTCGAAAAATGCGATCCGTTTGCTGATGTCGCCGAGACGCGTTTGCCTATCTTGACTTCTGAGGAGTAAGTCCTGTTTCCTATCCTGTAAAGATCCCAGCCTTGCTTCGGCTTCAGATACAGATTCATCGAGTCCGAGGCTAAGCTCACTATTCTCAGCCTGTAATTCATCGATGCTATTCTGCAACGCATGTATCTTAGATTCATATTGGTTCCTACTTTCATTTGTAAGAGCAGTGATATCACGAATGTACTTGTTTTGCGCTTCGATTTTGTTTTTTACAATATCAATATTATAATCAAGCGATTTTATAGTTTCTTTGAGATGAGCATTCTTCTCTTTCAATATGCCATTCATCTTTGAAAATACATTAATGTCTAGCAAGTCTTCGATAACATCTCTTCTGTGTCCACTAGCAAGTTGCATGAATGGAATAAAAGATGATGAACCGAGAACTACGACTTGATGAAACGACTTATGGTTTAACTTAAGAATATTTTGTTCTAAGATTTTTTGATATTCTTTAGCATGCGATGATTGATTAATCATCGTGCCGTTTTTCCATATCTCAAATATGCCCGGTTTTAAACCACGAATTACTTTGAATGAATTGATACCAATAGTGAATTCAATCTCAACAAGTGTGGCTTTATTATTGATAGAGTTTACCAGTTGATTCTTACTGATGTTTCTGTGCGCTTTACCAAACAAACTAAAAGACAAAGCGTCAAGCATTGTGGATTTACCAGCACCGTTATGACCCACAACAAGATTAGATTTATCTTTGTTCAAATCAATTTCGGTAAAAGTATTTCCAGACGATAAGAAATTTTTATAACGAAGTATTTTAAATGTAATCATACTATTTCAAGAGCCTGTGCTTCTGACATTAATTCACGCATCTGAACTTTAATTCTGTCTTTATTCAAATCAGTCTCAACACCATCAATGTACGAGTCCACTATTTCTGTAGTGTCATCAAAATTAACTGTGTCATCTACCTCAACATTCTCACCAGTAAATTCACTGAAGTTTTCAGCAATCTTTAACTCATGAATATCTTGGTTCTGAATACGGTCGATAAACCTATCAAACGAGAACATATCTGTTTTATTGATAACAACGACCTTAACAAACTTATCTTTCAAATGTGAAACGTTATAATCATTATAGCTGGTTTTTTCATCGTTGTAAAGTATTTTCTCAAATAAAGTGAAAGGATTTAATACTCTTTCTATCTCTCTCGTTTCAGTGTCTATGACATGAAAATACTTACTATCACCAGCATCATTCCATGTAAACTCCATCTGAGAGCCAAGATAAAATACATTGTCTTGTTTACTAGATGTATGAAAGTGACCAGTAAGCACTTGCTCAAACTTAGATAGTAGCTTATGATCCATACCATGAGGATTAACTACGCCACGCATCATCTCAAAACCATGAAGCTCTAAATGTCCACCTAGCCAGTCAGCCTTACAATCTCTGATGAACCTCATAGAAGCTTCTTCATTTTCTGGATTAATCCAAGGTAACAAAGCAATCTTCAATGAGCCATATTCCATCACACGAGGTTCCATAACGATATGGATTTCATTCATGTAGTGACCGAGACATTCTTTCAAAGAATTCAAATCATTTGTATTTTTATAAAATGTATCATGATTACCAGGAATGATATCCATCTTCATTTTATTCTTACGAAGTGGGTCTAAGAATGCTTTACGATTATGATTAAGGGCTTTAAAGTTTACAAATTTCCTGTGGTCATAATAGTCGCCCAAGTGTAAGATTTGTTCAATGCCGTTTTCTTTACAGTAAGGAAAAAAGATTTCTGAGAAAAACCTTTCTGAATTTTCGAGAAAGATTTCGGAAGAGTTACGTATGCCACAATGCGTGTCATTTAATACAGCCACTTTCATTATTCTAAAAACTCCGTCAGATTAGAATCTGCTAGTCCTAACTTGCGTTTCTTTTTTTCTAAGATAACCAGTTCTTTTACTTCACTATCAACGTGCCTTACTTTTTCAATACGATCTCTAAGCGTATCAATAAAAGCACCTGCCACTTGATTGGACATATCATCACCATGGTCGTTAACTAGAAAGTTTTCAATGCCTGACTTTGTTAAATATTTTAATTTAATTTCCTGCTGTTTCTTTTCTTTTGCAATACGCCTAAGAAATGCGTACCAAGTTATCTGTGTAAAATATGCGAATGCATTTGGCTTACCAGTTCTTGTTGCGGCTTCTAAATTATAGTTTTCGATTGCTTTTAAACAATTCTCAACTGCATCCATAACCATCTCTTCGCGGTATGTGTAGCGAATGAAATTGGACTTGTGAGACAAGCCCTCAGCTATTCGTAAAAAACAGCTGGCAATATAGTCAGGTACGATTGGATGCTTTGATTCTTGTTTTTTGGCTTCTCTAACTTTTGTGACATAATCTACTACTGCTTGAGAAAACTCGGCATTATTTACGTAGTGTATGCTTGCTCTTTTAGTGCGTGCCATTCACGTCTCCATTTCATTATGTAGTAATTATAACACAGGTATCGTCAAATGTAAAGTAAAAATATTTTTTATATATGCTAATAAATCGCTTGACAAAAGTAAAAAAGTGTGTTATAATAAAGAGTATTTTGAGAGAGGGTAGTATACCAACTAGTGAAAGGTTTTATCATTCTTTTTTCGAAAGTGGATAACATTAGGAGAATCTGAATCATATCTTATATCAACATCATCAAAATCTACTTCAATACTTTCTTCAATACCTTCTTCATTTTCAAGTTCTTCATACTTTTTTTGCATGAATTCTTCCATCTCTTCTTCAGTAAGATCACCCAGTTTCTCTTGGATGTCCTTAAGGCTCAAGCCTGCGGCTCTGACAGCATTATACTTATCAGCATCTTTGACTGCGGCATGATAATATGGAATAATTGTATCAGACGGTATAGATTCTGCTACGACATGCATAGAGTTAATAACTATCAAATCGTTAGTATGATCTTGAAAAGATACCCAGGGTTTAATTGTGT